TATGCAGAAACTTGAAGTAGGACAATTACTACAAGAAGGAAAAACAAAATATCAAGAAGGAGTGATTTTTGACTTTCAGCAAGCTGGTCCTCTACTCTACCTCTTTTTCAATAGTCCTACAGACGCAGAAATAGAGTCTGTCAAAAAAGGAAAATTTGAAATTAGATTTTATCAAAAAGATGAAGTTATTTTTATACTGACCAAATTTCAAGGTATACCATGGATGGATGCACCATATAGTATTCATTTGTCACAGCCTTTTGAATTTCAAGAAATTACAGAAGGAAAAGGATTCGGATTGACTACTCTGCTTGTAGATGCCAACACTGGTATCTTAAAAGCAATAAGATATTCTGGACTGTCTACTGAATTTTCACAAAAGCTCCGGATTGCTATTGAAAATCAAAAAAGCATTCCTTGGGACGCAGATGCATATCACAAAAAAATCAATATGATATTTGGAAATTACAGCACTGATGATTTAGTCAACCGTGCTGATGCGATATATAAGGTAAAGGAGTGATTTTTATGGCAGATAAAAACAAAAGCATCAAAAAAAATCCACAACTTTGGTATCGAGTTGAACAAGAAATACAAGATGAATACAAAAAAGTTTGTGAGGAAAATTGTTTGAACCCAGGGAAACTTATCCGCCAATTTATGTTGGATACTATTGAAAAATATAAAAGAAATGAAAAAAAATTGAAAAATATTATTGACAGTCAGTGACAGTCATAGTATAATCTTAAGTAAGATAAATATTTTGAGGGAGGAATTAATATGTTAAGTAAAGAGGCTAAGGAAAAAATTAATGGTATTGTTCAGGAACTGATTGAAGGGAAAAGAAATGTGGAATTTGTAGCTGAAGGATGGGCAAAGCCGTATTATACTCCAACTCTTGCTATTGAAACTGAAGAATTTAAAGCTCTTGGAGTAACGACATCATCAATAGATGAATTAATTATCAGGAAAGCAATAGAACTTGTATTAGTCGATAGTATAGGTAATCTCTCTGGATGGTTCTTTAATACATTTGAAAACAAGAGACTTTCTCATGTAAACGAAATAGAAAAATTTGAAATGCCTTTAAGCGATATGGTTAAGCCAGTTCAAAGAAAACAGAAAACAGAAGAAGAAGCCTTGTCCGAAGCAAAAAGAACAGGTTATGCACAAGAGATAAGAAGGTATCTCATAGACTGCGAAGAGTGCGGTAAAGACATAGTGCGAGAAATAATTAAACCAGACGGAAAAAAATTCAACACTGTTTATCATACTTGGCATTAAGCAAAAGCAGAGTGACGGCCTTCGGGCCGGTAATGCTACAGTTCGGTCACAAGTCCGGAATAAATTTATAGGAGGAAATGGATATGTCTAAAAAAGTATTTTTGATTGAAAAAACAGAAACTTACATGGCCGGAATGAGTACTAGAGTTACTATTAACTTAAACGAAAATGGCAAAGGTACTGCAAAAATTGAATGGAAACGTGGAGAGCCACAGATTTTTGATGTGGAAAAAGGTCAAAGAATCTTCCTAGATATGTGGGGAGGAATTCCAAAAGTTGCAATTTGGAATCCCCCGATACCACCCAAAGATTCAATTAGAAAATTTTTATGGGAACAAGGAATTACAAAGAAAAAAATTTGGGTCTGGGAAGACCCAAATTTTAAAAACGAAGTATATAGAGATATTATATCATTTATGTACGATGAAACTTTTACATTAGAAGTTGGTGTATTGAAGATACATGTATATGCAAGACGTTGGCAATCATGTATGACTGGCAACTGGAAAACAGAAGATTGGGAAATTATAGGTCTTGCAATCAAAGATGGTGCAACACTTCAAGAAGTACAAACAAGCTGGAACGAAATTCAGCAAGATTGCAAACCCACATTGATTGAATGTCCTGGTTTACACTAAAAAACATGGTTGGCAGTGGTAAAACTGCCAGAAATAGAAAAGCCCCTTTGATAGGGGCTCTCCAAGAAAATTTAAATTTAAAAACGTTTCAATCCTTGTTTCCGTGGATGATTATATTATAACAAGAGTTGAAACAATTGTCAATAAATAGCCCCGAGACTAACCCGGGGCTTTGCTTAATTCAATAATTCCATTAACTTTTTCCATGCTTGCTTAATCTCATTTTCGTTTCCTTTACTTTTAGTGTAAGTTTCAAAAGCTGATACTGTTTTAGGACCAGCAAGTCCATCAACATCAACACCTATTGTTCTTTGCACGATTTTTATAAACTCTTTATTTTTCTCTTCCCAACTCACAGTATTTACCTCCTTTACTTCTTGACCAACATTAGTAGTATCAGTAACAGCAATTCCAAGATAATCACATAGTCCGTCTGCAATTGCTTGTGCTTCTCTATACAGTTTTTCAATACTATCAACCGCCTTGTAATCATCTGAGTCAAGAAAAGCATATTCTGTTATAATTGCTGGCATCTTAGTTTTTTGAATTACTGTAAAGTAATCCTGCCCGGGATAATTTTGGGATTCTTGACTGAAAATCCGACGCTTATTTTGTCCAGTCTTAGTAAATTCCTTCCCAATTGCCTCTGCCAGTTCGTCACCTTCTGACTGATGTGTATGAATTGTATGTATAATTTCCCACCCATCGCCTCCGCCGGCGTTGTGGTGAATGCTGATGAAATAATCTGCACCCCAATTATTCGCTAGATTACAACGCTCGGTGAGCGACAGGTAAACATCTGATTCACGACTTAATTTAACATCGAAGCCTCTAGCGAGTAACAGCTCTTTAACCTTCAATGCTACTGTTAAATTTAGCTGTTTTTCAACCAATCCATTTGCTTGCGCCCCCGGATCACTTCCACCGTGTCCAGGGTCAATGAATATCTTCTTTTTGCCACTAGTCTGTCCTTTCAGGTAGACACATATGAAGTTATCTACTGCCCTATTCTCTGTCGGGTTGTTAATAGGCTGGCCATTATGCAGTAATCGAGTAGAACCTCCGCCATCAAGATTGATTGCATTGGTGCAGCCTATCGATATCATGAATTCGGCTAGTTCATTCAATGTCATTCCCGGTGCATTTGTTCTCCGGCCGTCCACAGCAACTAAGAATATGCTGTCTTTGTTTTCACCTACTGCGCTTCTAGGGTGCCTAGCATTGTTGAAGCTGTCTCCATAATTTTGGTCTATATCGACTTTGCCGTTCTTGACCAGTGCCGGAGTTCCACCGATGAAATCAAAATTGGCTTCTGATATATTACCGAACTTCACGGTATTGCCGTTTGCTATTAGCCCAAAATCGCTACATCCTTTCCCTTTGACAACGCCATCGTCTATGAGGTTAGAGGCAGTTTTCCCATTGCTCATATCAAAAAATCCGCCGTTGAGCATGAAATCAGGCTTACCCAATCTTGAGTAAGCCTTTTGCATTTGTTCGAGAGGTTCGGTAGCCATTGCTATGTCTAAATTTTTGATTTGACTTTTGGGTATCGTTACTACAGTAACATAAGGTTTAGGTTTACTAATCATAGGTCATTCCCCCAGGAATCATTCAATTTCCCATCGTCAATTAGATCTTTCCCTTTGTGAAATAACCATTTAATTATTTTCCGTACTTTAGTTTCTGTTATGAACACTTTCCAAGAAACTGGCAATAAATACATCGCCTTTTCTACAACCCAATCCTCTTGCTGTTGACCTGACTTCAAAATTGCGTCTTTTGCTAATCGTTTTGCTTGCAACATCAGATTATACAATATGCTATATCCTTTTTCTCTTTCAAACAAAAAATAAAGAATAAAGCATACTATAACTGCAATAACAAACCTGTATTCAATTAAAAAATCTTTAATAATTTCCATCATAATTAACCATCCTTCCTTTTGTTTTCTAAGATATCCAGCCTTTTATGAGCTTGTTTTGCAGACTCTTCTACTTTAATAAGTCTTTCTCTAGATTCCTTAATATCATTTTTAACATTAGTCATTTCTGATTTAATTTCAGTAATTCCAGTTCCGATGTTTTCTAACTTCACGATAACTGTTGTTAATTCGCTTGCTTCTTTTTTGTCATCAGCTTTCTGATTTCTTCTTAAATTTGATACTCCAAAATAGATAGCAAAAGCAAGAGATATACCTGATATCACTATTGCAACCTCAATTGTCATATATACATCTCCTCTACACCGTATTTTTGCATACAAAAAAGAGAGCCATTTCTGACTCTCTTCTGGCCGGTGTAATATATACACCCTTCCCCGATCGGGTACCCGATTAATGTGCTGTCGGAAGTATCTCGGGTAAGATACTTGTCAGGCTGCAGTCCCTATCCGACAGCATATCTATTTTATGATGCATCGTTGCATCTTGTCAAGAATAACAAAAAAGAGAGTTGTTACTCTCTTTTAATCCGCCCATTCGATATATGCTGTATCACCTTCTATTCTTGCTTTGAGACCCAAAGATGACACTTTTACAAAAGTCCTTCCTTCATACTTTACTGTGTTATTTTCAGACAATTGAACTGGTTCTGTCCCTGGAAGTTTTACTGAGTAAAAACCGTCTTTTGTTTCAGGATATATAATATTATCTTGACCAAATAAACTTAATAACAAATAATGCTCACCATCTTTTGTAATCATTGGGAATCCATCTGCATTAGGTATTATATCTGACCTAAAATTATACCAATTTTGAGCTGCCCCTTTTGTTTGAGAAGGTGGCATTGGTACGGGAGTTGTTACTGGTATATTTGTTGGTATTTTTGTTGATGCTGGTGTCGCTTCTGATATTGTAGCTTTCATTTCTCCAACCTCCACCCTTCTTTTCTCAGCGTTCCATTCGACATTTACACCTAAAGCTTCTCCTGTGGCTCTTAAAGGCAGATATGTACTGCCATCGATGACCACCGCAGGCTTGTCGCTTTCAAATTTTTCGCCTGCAACGTATACATCAAAAGTAGCCTTTTCAGCAATAAAACTTTTGACTTCTTCTGCAAAAACAGTTATCCCTACTGTTGTGAGAACTCCTACTATAAATCCTGATATATATTTTTTCATACATTCATCGCCTCCCTCGCCTATATTATACCATAAATTTAAATAATCTAATAGGAGCTAAATTAAATTCATTATAAAGTTCAAATTTCTCTTTTTCAGTTAATATTCTATCAAAAATACGAAGAGAATCATAATAGCCAGGTTGTGAAGAAACATATGTCCCAGCAACTAACCCAAACCATAAAATCCCATACTGTGTTACAGATAATGTGCTTTCTAATTCACCACATAATTTATTATTTATATAAATTTTCATTGTTGTTCCATTGTATTCACATAAAAAATGTTGCCATTTATTAAGTTTTAATGGTTCTGTAGAATATAGGTCGCTATATGACCACAATAGTTGCCTTCTAAATTGTATAATACCATTTGATAATATAAATATGCTTATGGTTGATGCCTCACCAGAAGCATTAGATACTTTGATTATTTCAGCATTTTCGTGACTAAAAATAGTAGGCATAATCCAAAATGAAACTGTATAAGGCTTTCGTCCAATAAAGATTGATGTTAATTCTGAAGAGTGTACAATAGCCCCAACTTGTTGTGTTTCATAATACAAACAATAACCACCTAACCCCTTTTTAAACATAACATTCCCTATGGGCGTCAAATGATACTCATTCCCACTTGTATCTTCTAAGCTATTTTTAAACAAATATTCTGCTTTCAATCCATCTATATTCATTTCTTTATCTGTACCAAATCCAAACTTTTTTAACCTTGCTGGTACAAATCCCGAAGATGTATATTTTTTAAATCTTATTTTTTGCAACATATTACTCTCTCCTAAGCATCCAACCATCGAGCGCTCGTATTATATCATTAATTTTTTCTACTATCTGTTCAATAGTTGATGATTCGTTAAGGTCATCTGTTATTAAAGGCAGTTCTTCATCTGTTATTTCCACTAGCTGATTTAAAATCCAATCGGTTTTTGCAGCTGCTTCTGATTGAGTTAAGTGTTGTACAACTCCAACCCAATTCCCATAGCAGTAAGTATCATGACCAGTTCTTCCTATATATAGAGGCTTCCCATTTTCTTGTCTTAACCAAGCTCCGTTACTTATATCAACGTAAATACGAAAAATTAATTCTCCTCCATCATAAATTTCAACGTCCCCATAACGATTGTCCATAGTATTGCTACAAAAACCTTGAAGTCTTCCAGATGTATTATAATGCCTCAGTTGGTTGTTGCTAATCTCGATTCTTGCTCCTTCTGCTGCAGTTCTTATCATCCCGCCTGTGATTATCCCGGTGAAATTGGCATTGCCTTCGTTATCGATGTAAACTACATCTTCCCAAACTTCCCCGGTACCGTCGCCCTTCTGTATTTTGAAACCGTCCGCACCACTTATAGTTACACGTGCTTTGTTGTCTACCCTTGTGATAGCAATAGTTCCGCCTGTAACTGTCATAGAATTAGAAAATACATTACCCTCGCTATCTACTGTGAATTGTCCGTCTCCGATATCGATTGAACCACCTATGAATTGAGAAGAAATGATTTTTCCCACGAAGTTGCCGTTGCCTTCTGTATCGAGGAATATGACATCTTCCCAATTGTCTCCACCAATATTTTTCTGTATGAGTATTCCTTTTGTCGCATTTGCAAGAACACGAACTTTTCCATCACTTCGTTCAACTTTCAATCCGTACGTCGGTCCAAATGAAACTCCATTGTATACAGCATCTTTTGTGATTTTTTGAGCCAATTGTTTTGAAATTGTTCCGGTGAACCTGAACTCGCTTTGCTGTTCGCTCTTAGAAGGTGCGGAGCTCTGTTGAAGTAATCCACCTTTGAAACTGATTTTGTTGACTGCTATAATGCTTGTTATTTCGGTACTGTCTAACAATACAATCTTAATAGTGTCCCCGACGTCCAAATCAGGTCTACCAGTCCAAGTCATGGTGTATGGCACATATGAAAAGCCATCGATTATTGAAAAAGCATTGTTAAGCTGATTCTGTTCAATGAACATGAAGCGGTTTTCAAACTTCAAAGTGTTATCTTCTGTTCCGGTGCCTCGTGTTAAAGTTTCGCCTTCCGCATTATGTACTACTTCGAGTTTTGTATACACCTTTTGGGGATTTGTTTGCTCGCCTCGGATATAGCTGGATGCTGTGACTGTAGCAACTGGTTCCAAACTTGGTGAAATAGGAATAAATATCAGTTCCCCTTCTCTGTTCAGTTTCACATTAGCCCCATGAGCCGAGGCTATGCACGACAACATATCCCGTATACTTATGCTTTCATCCTTGTAGGGTATCTGGAATGTGGGATTAATTGCTACATCAGATTCAATGTCCAAGATATCTAATATTTCTTCGAATACGTCGCTCATGCTTACCGGATAAGTCAAATTTGATACATAAGGCTGCTCGGTTGTAATAAGTTTGTCAACGCAACTGAAAGTCCAGATCCCGTTTTGATACTGCCTTGAGTCAATATAAAATTCACCCATAGGTATCCATTCAGTATACCCATCAGGACCATTCAATCTTAGTTCAGGCACTATTTTGGCATTAGTTGGTATTGAGCTTGTAGTCTTTATTTTGATATTTAATTTCGCTGGAATAACTGTACCAAGTGTCAATTCATCGCTACCAGTAAGCATATCGTCAATGGAGAATTCCACCACTTCATCGCTACCATATACAACCCCATTGATGATTGCCTGCACTTCAAATTGTCGATTTGGAGAGTTGATATAGTCTTTGTATTTTTGTGAAGTAGGATACATATTGCATCACCTATCTTTCTATTAGAGTGACTTTGAGACCGCCCCAATATATTTCATTACCCTTCACAATAGCAACTGGAACAGGTCTATTCCCGACATAGAATGTTTTTGTTTCGTAGTAACCTGTAAACGGATCAGGATAATTCACAGTAAAAAATACACTCGACATAGCTTGTAAAATAGTTGATGTGTCTAACCAATTCATAACTGGCCAAGTTATATCAAGTTGCCTTTTCACTGCTATCCTATCCCTGTTAAGCGTACCGTCTGCTGTTCTCACCGAGCTTTCACCATTGTCTAAGTCGAGTATAGTAACCGAGAATTCAGACGGTGTAACTACATCATTTCCATTAATTTTTAGCATGTATATCACTTCCTTAGACAATTAACAGGGTTGCCCCTGCACTACGTTGTACCTCATTAATAGCTTTTATGGCTATTCGTCCAAACTCAACGTCTCCTATTTTCAGCACTACATCGCCAGTATTATTGCTATTATTTGATGTGTTGCTTCCCAATTTCTTAGATATTTCATTCGCTATAGCACTTGCAAGTGTCGTAACAAAGCTAGTATTTTCGAGAGGCACAACTGCCTCTTTTCCTGCTTCGCCTATCATTGCGAGTGTCGGGCTGTCAACTATACCTCCCCGGGCAAGTTGAGGGATTGTAGGAATTTTTGCTAACTGAACACTGCCGGCCTCGAATATAGTTTTGCCAGCAATTTTTAGACCATCCCAAGAGAATTTGAGTTTATTATTCACATGATTAATAAATTTATTAAATAATACAATAACTCCATTTATAGCACCTTTGATAGTAATTTTAATTGTATCTCCAATACCAGCAAAAGCTTTGCCTATAAAGTCAATGAAATTCGTAATTGAGTTCTTCATACCGTCTAAAATCGAAGTAAAAACTTGCTTGATGCCATTCCAAGCTCTACCCCAATCGCCTGTAAATACACCAGCGATAAAATCAAGTAATCCCTGCAGAACACCTATAGTAGTATTTAAAATATTAATTATCTGCTTAAATACTGTTTCAAATAGACTCCACATTAATTTTAAGCTATTTGATATCTTTTCAAAGAAGTTAGATGCCAGCCATCCAACGAACGGCGATAGGAAATCCCAAAGCCTTGACACTTCATATATGAGTGATCCTATAAAATCAAGTATTTTCCTAATTAACGGCGATAAATAAGTATCAACTAGCTCCACAAACTTTCTTGATATGTTATCAATCGTTGGAGCTAAATACTGATTATATCCATCAAGCACGCCCTTAAACGCCTTGCTAAATCCAGAACCAAAATTTTCAAGTGCTGGACTTATATATTTATCATAGGAGTTTTTAATCGCTGCAAATGTTTTGTCAAGGAAGTCTTTTATACCTCCAACTAGAATTCGTACTGGCGCAAGTGTATTTTCTAAGGCTTTCTTAATAGCGTCTTTGTTTTCGGTTATCGGCCTTGTAATAGCCTCGATGATATCGGTACCGAATGCCCAGCTTAATTCCGCAACTGACATAAAGCTATTTGCAAAAATACCGATTAGGTCAGCTCCAATTTGTTTTGCTTGGTCACTTCTGAATACACTATATATATCAGCTAGAGCAGTTGTATACTTTGAGTATATTTCTGCTCTTCTTGCCGATATATCTAGCAATGATACTATCTTGCTTCTTAGAAAGTCAGCATTCTGTGAAAAGTATTTGTCTATACTACCTACAAAAAATTCTGCTATTGTGCTTCCTATGCTCGCAATAGATCCGGTTATTTTGCCAAGAGATAGTACAACTTTATTGGCCCAGTTGTCAGCAGCTTTAGTGACTTCTGAACTAGCAAAAATACTTTTCAGGGATTTTTTGATGTTGTTGAGACTGTTTGCTATGTTATCAAAGTTTGATGTACCGAAACCAATTGCAAAACCCTCTTTAAAAATTTCGCTTAGTTCGGCAAACTTTGCCCTAACCTTGTCGAACACAGTTTCTATTTTGCCTATTTCTTGTTCTGTGTTCGATATATCAACGATTGATTGTGTACTGGTTGAAGCTGCTGATCCTGATCCGCCTGTTTGAGAAGTCAATACGTTCAATTCGTCAAACGGTGCCAGCGCCTTCTTTGCTTTCTTTCCTGCTTCTTCTACAGCGTCACCCACATCGGCAATAGCATTGCTTTGATCCTTAAAAGCCTCGGTTTGTTTTTCTGTTACCTGCACTGAGTTTGCTTTTCCAAAAATCGCTTGTGTGAACACTGCAAGTCGTGCTGTTACTACTTCGAGTTTTGAAGCTAAAGCATTCAAAGCTGGAAGTATAACATTGTAAATTGACAAAAATGCTTGACCGAGGTTAAGCTTGATATTTTCAAGACTTGCCAGGAACATGGCCTGTTTGGTCTGAGTAGTATTTGCAAGTGCATCACCATACCTTGAGTACGCTTGCTCTAATATAGCTGCAAGCCTAATTTGTTGCTGTACTCTAAAATCTAACTGATTCCATGACTTGTTGCCTGCAAATTTCTTGAACGCCTCTGTTGACTCAATCATTGATATGTTGGTGTACACACCGAGATCCTCGATTGCTTCTGTGGAGCCCAACATACCGGACCTAATACGATTAGCAACATCTTCATAAGTTCTGCCTGTTTTGCTTGCGATTATAGCAGCAGCTTTCATTAACTCTTGAGTTTTTTCTGCAGTTTCTTGTGTCCCGTTAGAAAAACTTGATAGTAGATTTGAGAATACCGAACCATATTCATAAGCATCTTTACGGGCCATCCCTAAAGCTTTTGCTTGGGTGTCCGCGAACTTCTCGAATGCGCTTGATGCTTTGCCCATGTTTCTCCTGATGTTGTCCATAGATGATTCAACTGTCATAGCCATAGCTGTTGAATCTTTAATTAGTTTTCCTACTGCCAAACTGCTCAAAGATATGCCTATAGCTTTCATGGATTTTCTTATATTAGACTGAAACGTAGTTAACTTCGCTTGAGTTTGATTTAGTGCTTTGTTAATTCCTGAAAAATCCGCACCGCCGCGCACGATAAAGTTACTTCTTCTATTTGCCATTTATTATTCTCACCTCCCCGCCAAACAGGATATTGAGTGCTTTGACCTGAGCCAACATTTGTTCATTGGTCATTTGCTTTTTGCTTGATTGCTCTTCAACTTTGAGTATCTTTTCAATATCTTGTTTCTTAATTCGTTTTTGCCATACCCATCTTGATATCAAAAATGCCTGTTCCACTAACAATGCTCTTTCATTTTGCAATTTTGCTTCATACTCTTTTGCTTCGTGTTCTTTTCTCAGAGAATAACCCCTCACGATTACTGAAAATTCGTAAGGGGTCATTTCCCAAAAATCAGATAGTGGTAAGTTGATATAGGCAGCGGTTTCGAGTGCTTTTTCAATACTGAACTCTTCTTCGCTGCCTTCTATTCGTTTTTTCCTTCTTCGTCTCCTTCTTTTGCCCCAAATGCGGCTTGCAACGCTTCTCCCATTGCTTCAACTACGGTCTGAACATTTGAATACTCATCTATAAGGTCCATCACCTTGTCAGGTGTCAAATCCTTATCCTCATGCACCAGTCCGGCCCAAATTATTGTAGCCGTATCTTCCATTGTTAGGTTATTCATGTCAATCTTACCGATTGGGGTTTTAAGTTTTTTCTCTATTAGAGAAATAGCCTTCATGCCATATTTGAAATTTCTTGTTTTATCAAGCTTGATTGGTTGATACATCTATATCCCTCCGTTATTCTTCGATTTCTAATACTGGCTTTCCGGACACTTTAATTGTAGCACCGAAATTAACAGTGCCGTCCACGTCAACATCTCCAACCTTGAAGCCTGTTACAACCCCTTTGAAGCTCCATGCTGCTTTCGGTGAAGTAGGAAATTCAATCGTATAGTCTTCCGGTTGCCCTTCGTCTAGAGATGTTTGCATTGCTATTTGTCCGGCATCCTCTGGCCTGAAATATCCTTCTATTGGTACCTCGCCTCCGTCCTTGAATGAACCAATGAATTCTCTGTAGCCGCCGTCACTATCCAATGTGGTGACGTCCATTGTATCAGCTGTGATTTCAATACCACCAATAGAAGTAAGTCCGCCTATTTTTTGAGTTCCTTTCATTAACACTGTTCCCAACGCTCTTGTTGCTTTTCTTGCTTCTCCTGCCATATTTTAGACCACCTTTCTAATAGTAAATTGTAAAATCAATTATTGCTCGATTAACTTTAAGTTCATGCTCAAATTGCTCGTGTATATTGTTTATGTCTATGTCTTGAATGTAAATATTGTCTTCACCTATCGTTGTGCCTGGCAAAGACACTAAAAAATCCTCAACCTTTTTGGCTAAGGATTTCATATCTGAATATTTTGTTGCCATAATCGAAAACATGAAACTCAATGTTTCATCTCCGGTAAAGCCTTCTAGCGTTTTCCCTTTTCTAGTTGATATTCTTGTATATACCAAGTAAGGCTTTGTTGAGCTTTCTGGTGCATTCGTTGGATAGATGTTTCCCTCAAGCTCCGGTATTCTTATTCCTAATTCGTACCTTAACGCTCTCTCCATACGATTACTCCTTAAATATCGTTATGAAAACGTTGGTTCTCCCGGTATTTCTGTACTCCCTGTATTCACCATCTAAAGTGGATCTGTCAATTTCCTCTACGTCGTTAGTTATGGATATGCCCTGTATCTCATCTGCCGAATCAATAAGGTCACTTATCATTTTCTTAGCTGTTTCCTTATCCATATCAATTCAGTCCCACCTTTCTTATTTCTTGGTCGATTTTCTTTTTCATCGTATCAACAATGCTCTTTTCCATCTTTTGTGCATTGTTGGCTAGACTATTATGCAAAAACCTAAATCCAGGAATATACTTTCCGTCCCTAGCAAAAAAGCCGTATTCTTGAGAAAAAGGATAGTAAGCAGGATTCTTTGCATGAGGGCTGCCAGATTCGCCAACATTTTTAACCGGCTTTTGAAACACATCATTCATGCTTGGGTCAAATATAACTTGATACACTTTTTTAGCTTTGTACCGGCTTTTTTCACCATGTAATATCATACCCTGTTTTAATGCCCCAGTTTCCTCAGGTGCATCTTTTTTCGCTTGTCGTAATACAATATTCATAGCCTTTTTAGATGTTGAAGTTACATGCTTTTGAGGTACTTTCCCGAGTTTTTTTAGGCTTTTTTGTAGTTCTTTCATTCCTTCTACTTTGAAATATACTCTAGTCATACGCATTCACCAGCCTGGCATATATAAGCAATTCCCTGTGTTTGTTGTCCACGTCAATTGGCACGCCGACAATATCGTATATTTCGTTGCCACATTGAATGCGCATATCTTTCGATACGTCTTTTGTGTACCTGCAACTGAACTTCACTTCAACTTTTGTATCCGAGGTCTGCGCCGCATAAAAATCTGTACCCATGAGGTCAAATTTGCTTGCCCATACGGTTTTTACTGGAGTCCATTCGTCATAAGGTTCTCCGTATTCATCTCTGGTTGATTCTCTTCGCAAAAAAGTAATTCTGGTATTCAACTTGTTCACCAATAACTTAGCCATCTTCATCACCGCCGTAAGCATGCTGCAATTGTGCCATAATAGATTGACACGTGAACCTTATTTTTTCGGATGGCTGTTGCCCTATTAAATCTCGGTTTTCATACCAATCAGCGCAGAGGACTAGACAATACATCTTTGCAAGTTGATTCTCTGAGCTGAATCTATTCCCGGTTGCGTTATGAAGATATGTTTCCGCTGCCCCGATTAGCATTTCTAGTATACTGTCCTCTTCGTCGCTGTCAATTCTTAGCCATGTTTTGGCTTCTTCAAGTGTCAGTACCATCCTTATCAGCACCTTTCTTGCTCTTAGACTTAGGTTTTTCTAAGAAACCTTGCCCGACTAAATACGCTACGCGCTTTTCGTCGTTTTCGGGGTAGTCGTCTCCTATTTCATAACGTTTATAGTTGTGTTGCCTCTCCCTAAAAACTTTGATCACTTTTGCCATGTTGTTACCTCCAAATAGATTAGGGCGGTTTTTAGCCGCCCATATATTATGGTGTAGGTGAGATATCGAGCTGTCCGTACACAGCGGCAGTGGCGTCCCATTTCACGTAGTCGTCACGCATGATGGTTCTTAATTCTGTGGTATCGCGTCTCCATGCGTCGCCGCCTTCTTTAGTAGAAGATAGTTCGAAGAATTTGCGATTGAATAGCACCATGAACTGTTTGAGGTTACCAATGATGAGTGGTGCTAGTGCTTTGGTTGCATCGCTCGGCAGATGGCGATTTGATACGACAACAATAGGACGACCTTTATACATCTTTCTGCCCGGTTGTGTGAAATCATCTTGTAGAATTGGGCGTCCATTTCCGTCAACTTGATTATCGAGCCAATCCCATCCATCTTGATTGGTTAGTATAACTGCTGTTTGGCTTATAGCCGGGTCGAGTTCGACATTGAGCACCTTATTAATCGCCTTGAGATCAGCTAATGTCTGCGGCGTTAAAGTGTTGAGAAGTGATATGATTTGAGTATTTCTTGTATGCGCTGCCTTTTTTGCAATCCAATTGTTCACGTAGCTGAGCAAATTTGCATCGTTGTCTGACAATAGCTCGTTTGTAAGAGGTAGATATCCAGCACGCTTCTTAAGTTTGTAGCTAATGCTTGTGAACTTCGGATTATCAGTCTCCTGAATTTGTCCGTATTCGTCTACTACTTGGAACGGTGTCATGTCCGCGTCAGTTTCTAATACTCTAGAACCTGAAAGAGTTGTTACGTTCTCAATTGTTACGTACTGGCTTAGGTCGTTCCACTGACGCATAAGTGTATTGATTTGTGTTTGTATGTCTTGGGGAACAATAATACCAACGTCTCCATCAGAAATAGCTGGGTTGGTGTTACCTTCGTTCATAACTGCCCTGCGTTCGTATTCACGGATGATGGAACGCTGCTCCGATGATATCGGTCTTCTTCGAATACCTTGCAAGAATATGCTGCGATATTCTGCCTCTAGTTCCTGCATATCGCGCTCTGCAACGTTACCGTCATCGTTCAATTCGGTGCCGCCAAGTCCGCGAGCTTCTATTTCTTCCAGTTCTCTCATAGCGTCAATTTTTGATTGGAGTGTACGAACTTCGTCCATCTTTTCTTTTGCTTCTGTTACCTTGTCTTCCGCTAACAAGGATCGCGCCTCTGTTTTCGCTGTTTCAAGTTTTGCAAGTAGTGATCTTAATTCCTTTGTCATATTTATTCACTCTCCTAGATTTTTTTTTAGAATTTTTAAAAAATTAAACTCAACCGTAAAGATCGAGTTCAATAAGTAACTTTTCTTTTTCATATTGATCTGCTGCTCGCTGCTCGGAAGCTTTGAATTCCTCAAGTCCGCGGGCAGATACTTCATTTGCTGGATATGCTGGAAACGCTACCGGGCTGATTTCGTACAATTCTGCACTCAATATGGTTCTTTTGTATATTTTCTTCCCGTCGCGCTCTTCTGTTGACCACTTATCTTTTGTTACCTTCATTCCAAACGATACTCCGTCCACGTCGCCGCGCTTGATGAGTGTCCAAGCGTCGTTACCTGCTTGTGTGTCTGGAATATCGAGTTCAAAACTAAGCTCTTTATCGCTGTCTGTTATTCTCAAAGTCCCTGATTTTGTACTACCTAATACTTGCGCAGTATCGTGACTCCAGAGTCCTACTACATTGCGAACTTTCAAGCTTTCTGCAAAAGCTCCAGAAGCAATCTGTTCAATCCACGTGTCGCCGTACCAATCGATGAAGTCAGCCGAATCAGTCTCGTATTTGATTGCGCCCGTAATTGTGCGCTTGCCGGTTTCATTTTCATCAGCACGGATCTCGATTTTAGTCGGCAGCGCTCTGATTTCCTTCTGTACCGTCATCTTGTTTGCTTTGCCCACTTTTTTCACCTCCTTTGCGGTAAGCTGCACCCACTTCTGTCAAAGGTACCATATTTCCGTTGACAATGAGTTGATCTCCGCCTTCCTTCGGCGGATCTTCTTCTAGTGCTCGAACTTCATTTGGCGTTTTAAATCCTGCTTGAATTGCCAAGCGATATGCCTCGTACCTCGACTTTATATCAGCTCGAAGAATCGCGTCAGCGTTGAACCTGGTGAAGTACCCGTTCTCGATCTCATCATCGAGGAACAACTTATAGGTCAACTCCTGTTCATATCCTGTGAGAATAGGTTGTAGCGTGTCAGTGTAGAATTCTTTTTGCTGCTCTGTAGTGTTGTTATAGGTTGCCCGGCTCAAATCGTTCAATTGGTGCATTTTGATACCGAATGCTGCCGCGATTTGCCGGATGGTCAATTGCGCGTTTTCTAGAAACTGTGCATCTTGCAAGGTCAATGCTATCGGCTCAAACTTGTATCCAATCGGCATAAGTGCAATTCTGTGGGCGTTGTTCAGCCCGCTCGACATTGATTCAAATTTCTCACGGAATGTGCGCTTGGCATCTTCGTTCAAATCTCCTACATATTGCACAAGTCCTTTGACTTGCAACCCTTGCTTATAGAATTTGTTTATGAATTCATTGGATTGCCCTTGATTTTCAACGGTTGCCTTAAGTTGGTCAATCGGTGAAAGTCCTACTATACCGTTGAGTGTCAAGCCTCCGCGAAAATGCAGCATTTCATCTTCCGAAACCTTTCGTTTCTCGTGGCCGAGGTCTACCACGTACCATAGCTTCGATTTCGGTTGCATTATATTCGACATTCCGGTATCCTCATCAACGTAGACTGTAACCTTAGTGCTGTCTATCGGCCATAATCCAATAGGTTTTCCGGTTCGCCGATCGAACTCGATATTTGCGAAAGCATTGCCGTACAGGCAATTTTGAGTCTCAAGAGTCTTCCAGAAGTCGTAAGCACTCATAAACGGGTTCGGCCTGAGTTTTAGTAGTCGAGCTACATGGTGCTTATTTTGTTTTCGGACTCCGTATTCATCTTCTTGGTATACCTTGAGCGGCAGTTTCGCCACAGATTCGGATCGAATACGTATGCAAGCATATACCGTATCGACCTTAAGAGCCCCCTTACCTTTCACATCTACACCATCTATATCAAGGCCGAGGATTTCTGCAAGTCTGCGGTCGTCTTTGTTCAGCTCTAACGTTTCGCGTTTCTCGTCAATTCCGAGCCATCGCCTGACGTAATCTCTAATTCCCAATTTCTCACCGCCTTTCGTCATAAAAAAAGCCCAGCGATTAACTGGGCTCAAAACTCAATCACCGTCAGGTTAGTTCCGCTCGAGAAAAACCTGTATCCAGATCGGTTGCAGTACACCCAGTATTCTTGTGTGGCGGTCGGGATAACGACGGTTACGATGTTTCCAGACGTTATTTCGTCGCCTTCATAGCGTCTGTTATAAAGCGATGTTCGCGAGTTGTCGTTCACGTTATCAACACCGTTTGATCTCAGATACAGGACTGCTGCGTAACCGCGCTGTGTATCCCCGTTGAAATTTGCGATGACGAGGTATCGCTTACCCGCCTGGAGTGTGAATTTTCCGGTCGAAGTATTGAGCGGAATGTCCCCAGCCACTTTTTGGTCGAACTTCAAGATCTCTCCGTCCGTCGAAGTGGTGTAGTGATTGCTAAATCGAGCAACCAAAAAACTCCGTTGTAGAATATAGGGCATACCATCAACGGTTATGCGCCCTTGCGCGTCGATGCCGATGCGGTTGAGTGCGGCTATGTTGGGATGTGGATGCGCCAGTTCAACCGCATTTGATATCTCTGCATCCGTCTTAGCGTGCGTGTGCGCCTTGTTAACAGCTTGCTCTATAGCGGCTTTGGAGGGTTCGGGGCGACCGTCGATCTCATCCCATTTGATGGTGTCAAAGTACAGGCCATTGGTGCCGGAGCGCAGCAGTTTGCCGCTGTCATAGGCATTGGGGGTGTCGGTGAGCGACGTAAAAGCGTCGGAAAACTCGAACGCGCCGACGAAGTCCCATATGCCGAGTGAATCGTTGTAGACATACAGGCTGCGTGCTCCGCCGCGTGTCTCGTCGGAAAGCACAACGGCCAAATCGCCATTGTCTTTAATTGTGACGCTGTCGAGGCCTGATTTTGATTCAAATTTGCCTCTGTATCTCATACCTGAAGAAAGTGCGGCGAGTGTCATGTATATGTCGTTGAATTGGCTTTGGATATTGCCCTCTGTACCGGCCAGCCAAGCATTGAGTTGAGATACACCCAACTGTAGCCCCGTCAGAGTTTTAGCTTTCAATTCGCCGCCTTGTACATGCACCGTCTCACCATCTGGTTGAGCAAGCAAGTATCCGGCATTGTCAATATCCTGCTTTGTATAGTACCTGGCATCATGACTGTGTTCGGTAGGCGGGTATGTTGACGGTTTGCCCTGTACGTCACTCCAAGCTACAGGGCCGCCTCCGCCTCCACCTCCACCTCCGCCGCCACTAAAATTTTTTATTAATTGAACTAAGTTATATACTTTTCCATCTTCACCAATTACATTACCGCTTTTTGGGGCATAATGTTTAATGTTATATGTCGCGTCAGATATTGGATTACTTCCACCTAATAGATCAACAATATTTTGAATTTCACCATTTTCATTAATTATACGTCCGGTCATTGGGTTGTAATTCATTAGTAATACCTCCTGGTATACTGTTTATAGTGCTGTACCACTAACTATTGAACTATATACGGTCTCGATATTATTGTTGCTATCTTGATGAGTTATAAACCCTCTAGCGTACCATGTCTCTCCAGAATTTGCGGTTTTAGTAACCTTGTATATACCAACTCCACTCTTAGTTGATGATTCTGCTTTCAAAACTCCAGAACCTCCAATTACAAAAGCATTTTCATTAGTTCCTATTGAAGCGTTATTGGTTACAATCAAACCATGTGTTACTATACTATTTTCAGGTGGAATACATCTTTCAACAATAAAAATTATTTTCTTATCAAGTGGAGATACAACAGTTACCATACTATTTCCTTTTCTTTCAACTTCTACTGATTCATCTACATAAACAGGAGTTAATTGAACATCTCTTATGCTGTAAAATCCATATAAAGGAGTGTAGCAAAGAATATTATTATCTTGATCTATCCAATATGCAAATTTTTTATTACTTTCAGGTGGAGGAGCTACAACATTAATATAGCTCATTATTTCATAATTTCCATTGCCAATGGCTGCTTTAATTATATCAAGATCATCTTCAATTAATGATAATCTTTCTTCTAAATCATATGAAATCTCACCATTGGTAATATTTTTTAGTAGCTTAATCAAATCGTAGGCCTTGCCGTCGCTACCAATTACAAGTCCGCCCATGGGCGCATAGCGTCGAATGTCGTGCACTTCGTCTGACACAGGCGTTCCGCCGCCCAATAAATCGACGATATTTTGTATTTGGCCGTCTTGACCTACAATGTTTCCGGATTTCGGTGCGTAGTTTTTACTCAACGTATCACCCCCATAATTTATTTAGAAAGTCTTCTTCGGCAAATTCGCTTACGTCCGGCGGGGCTTCATTCAACATGGCTCTCACCAGCGCGTTAATTACTGCAGCTGCAAGGTCAATGCGTTGACTGTCGTCCTTGTGTTTTTTGCTCAGTTTGATATTCCCGTTGCTATCTGTGATTTCAACCGCATTTGATAGGCACCATGTCAAAAGAGGGTTGCCGTCGTGAACAACTTTGCCCTGTAATACGAGTTCACGGAAATATTTCGTTGGTTCAGATAGTGTTAAGAAGTTTTGTGATATTTCAATTACCTCTTTCCCAGCAGCAGCTCTCTCTAACATAAAATGAGTTGCATTGTACGGGTCGTAGCATTCTTCAAGAATTTTAACTCCGTTATCAAACTCAAATTCGTCAAGATGATTTGTTATATATTTATAGTCCGTTACTGCGCCTGGTGTAAGTGTGCACCAACCGTCTTTCGCCCATTGCTTATAAGGTACTCGGTCAGTATGTTCGTGCCTTGTTGCGGTTTCTTCCGGCATAAATCCATGGGCGGTTACGGCTAATCGTCCGTCAGGGAGCCAAAATACATGTGCGTCGGCAGTAAGGTCTATTCTCTTAGACATATCGACGCCTACCCAACCTTCGAGTCCGCGAATCAGTTCCAAAAACTCTTTTCGTGACACGGCCAAAGCTTTCCATTTGCCCATAATACCAGCCATGTATTTTTCTTCGCTGTCATCCTGCCATAGATTTACGCGCTTAGTAAGCCATTCGCGAATCTTCGCGGGGTCACCGGAATTGAACGCCTCGTCATGTTCAGTCCGTATCTGTTTGAGTAACTCTCTACTGTACTCGTTATCTTCTTGCAAAATTGGATTTGCCTTAACCCATTTACTTTCGTCGTGCGGATCGTCCTCCTTGTCTAGCGTCCGGATCATCGCAAAATAGGTCTCGATCATAGGTATTTCACCGCGAAGCATTTTTTCGAGCATGTCGCGCTCTTTTTTGCAAGGGTTATTCTCTGCGTTTTTTCCAGCTGTCGTAATTATCATCATCAGAGACTGCAATCTCTTACCAAAACCGGAATAAAGCACATCCACAATTTCAGAAGTTGGATGAGCGTGATACTCATCTATGATAACCATACAAGGCGCGCCGGAATCCTTGTTTTTGGTGTCCTTGGATAGCGGTCTAAGCCATCCTCCTCTAGTGCCGTGCTCGATATATGTGCGCTTGATTCTTAACCTTTTAGCGATATCCGGGCTTCCTTCCCCCATCTTTTGAGCATCGCCCCAAACACGTTTTGCTTGTTGCCTGTCTACAGCAGCGCATTCAACTTCCGGCATATCCTCATACCGCTTTTGGCTTGGGTCGTATGGTGGGTATACACAGTCTCCGCACATACCGTATAGTGCAATACCTGACATTTCAGTTGATTTTACGTTTCCTCTTGCTCTTTCGTTGTATGAACGGTTGAACCTCCGTTTTCCAGTATCTTTATGTACCCAGCCAAACACACATCCGAGGTCGAATTTTTGAAACGGTAGTAGTTGTATATATTGACCGCTAAACGGACCTCTAACATGTTTACAACAACGTTCAAACCAGTCAAATATCCTGTTTGCTCGTGTTTCATCGAACACGTACGGGAATTCCTCGGTTCCTTGACGCTGCAAATCTTTCAAGTGACGTTCACACGCTAGCCATTCTAATTCATTCGACGGTCTAAGCCCTGCCACGATTTCAACCGCATACCTGTGTGTTGGATGCAGCTCGCTCAAATCCTTTGGAAGATTAATCAAAGAGGTCTTCATTTGGATCCGTCTCCTCTTGTGCTATTTTACGTGCTAGTCGTGCCCTTGAATTTGCATTCAGGCCAAGTTTATCGCTACACTGGATTATCAATCTAGTGTAGCTTTGATGCGTCTTCACCCATGGAGCTTCAACCTCTGATCCTGTGGAATTAAACGTTGTGTATCCTCTCTCGCGGATAATTGCAGCTAATTCTTTGTGTCTTGCTACCGCATCGCAGTATGCAGCAAGCACGTCTTCGTCAACTTTGTCAAGCACGTCAAAGTCTTTCATATCCCTAAGAGTTTTCTTCCAGACTTTTTGAGCCTCTTCGTCGAGCCAATCTGGCATCTTGAGGTTTTTCTTTTTTGCCCTTGTCATTTTGGCGGCGGCGCGTTGACGCGCTTCGACTTCCTTTTTTGTCCAATGTTTTCCTCCGCCTTTTTGACCTACTTGCATTTTTGAAAAATCAATTACAGGATTCCCCAACGTCGCCACCTCCTTTTTGGAAATTTTTCGGGGACATTTTTTCACACGCGAGGGGGCACGCGGTATCTACGCCGCCCTTTCAAACATTTTGCCTACCCCCTACCCCTATAATCGAACAGTCGTTCTAACTTTGGTACTTTTTTCTGTCTCGCGCTGTCTTTCTCATGTGGCACCTATGACAAAGGGACCTAAGGTTGCCCAATACTAACCTCAGATCCCATCTCTCTTTGATTGGTATGATGTGGTCTACTTCTGTAGCCATTGTTATCTTTTGATTTTCCAAACAGTCTTGACACAATCCTTTGTCACGTATTAACGCTTGCTGCTTTAGACTCTTCCACTCCGCAGAGTTATAGAACTTTGCGGTCTTCTTGTCTCTCTGATATTGGTCGTAGTATTTGTATCTATCCTTGTTCTCCTGCTCTGCTATATGTTGATGGTTGCTACAATATCGTTCTGTTGTCAAGTTGCGGCAACCTACTTTACAACATGGTTTCTTTGGCTTGCTCGCCATGGTATCACCTCTTTTTGCATAAATAGTTTAGCCGGCTCTTGATGAACCGGCCACATAGGATGTAGATATAAAAAAATAGAGCCTACATGGCTCTAAGTCTAATATTATTTAGGGGAGTATCGTAAAATACACTTTTCACAATACCAATATAACACATTAGAAACGGACATTGACGGACATTTTTACACATTCTTACTCTCAAAAAATTTCTTATATTTTCGTCTGCATTGTCTCTCAGTATACCCAATTCTGTCTCCGATCTGGCTCCATGTAAGTCCATCCATATGCTTCAATCGCAAAATCATCCTCATGATTGGGTCTTCTACGCTTTCAATATAATCATTCAACCTATCTTTTTCGTCCATCAATTCACATAGTTTCTGTTCAAGCTTTTTGTTCAATCTGTCTAACTTTGCATAATAAGCGTCATAGTCATAGCCTTCAACTGTGAACGAACGTAATGTATAAGGGAAATTAGAATCTGAACCCCTGACTTTGTCATATTGATATGATAAGTGACTTGTATTGCTGATTTGCTGCTGAATGATTTGAATTTCCTTCTGGATGTGCTGCAACCTACTAAGTTCTTCTTGTGTCATATGTATCCCTCCATTCATGGAGTTTTCTTTTGCAATTGCCTCATGTTCTTTGGATTCAACAGATGTCTACATTTGCCACCTCTGTAGAATCTACAAGGTTCTCTGTCTACTGTTTTTTCTGTCTTAATCGCTTGCCCGTTACAAAAGTTTGATTTATATGGGCAAACTATTTTTAAAAATGATTTAATTTCACCATATTTGCTCATACTTTTCACACTCCTATTCAAATAAGCTTAATTGCTTATATTCCGATAAAGGTTTCATTTCGAGATATTCTCGGAATTTTTCAAGATGCTTTTCCCAATCTGATATATGACAGACCTTATATCCTCCTGTAGGTTCCAATCCAGACTTTATATTAAGCTTATTGCACAATTGATGCGCTTCCCAATAATACAATCCATCCTCGATTAATTTAGCGAATGGATCTTCGTCATGATACAGCCTCCAATCTGTTACCTTATATACAACGAACTCTTTTTTATCTTCTTTTTTCTTTGCCATCTTTACCCCTAGCCTCTGTCACAATTCTCTTTACCGCAAATCCTGCAAACATATTTCTCTTCTTTCTTTTCTATTTTCATATTCTTAGGCGGACCATATTTCCGGATCTCTTCTTCATTCATTGGTCTAACTATAACTTCACTATTCATCCTATTCGGATGATTCAGTATTTTCCAAGGTTTTTGCTCTTTGAACCATGGCAACATATTTTCACTCTCCCTTCAAGTACCTCACAATCGTCTCTTTTGCCTGTTCCCAGCCGTAGCACACCGCTACATAATATCCTTGCTGCCTAAGCTGTTCTATCCACCATATTTGTTTTTCTGACAGTTTCCCGTTTTGAGCCTTCATCTCTATATAGAGTCCATGCCATTTTCCTTTGGGTACCGGTAAGCATAAATCCGGCACTCCTGCCTTGACTCCTTCTTTCTTGAGTCGTATCGCTGTGACTTTATTCCTCTTTCCTCCATTTGGTACATGATAAAGCAGTTTTAGCTCAGGATAAGTTCTTGATTGAAATTGCGCCCATTGTATTAAAGCTTGTTGTTCCAATGATTCAGCTGATTTCATTTTCCCACTCCTTCATACTCTTTGAGTCTTGTTTCGTCTAATGTAACACCACATCGATAATTTTTGCACTTGTCATTTCCCCTGAAGGTTTCAATCTCCAGTTGATTGCATCCAAGGCAGTCTTTGCACTTTGTCAACATCAACTTTGCGTTCGCTATTAGGTTCATAATCGTCCTCCAAACTCAATCTTTGAGACAAGCCAGCGATAAGCTGCTTTGTGCTATCTGGCAGCACTGTAAATTCTTTTTCCTGAGCAACTTTTATTTTGTAACTTCGCATGAAATTTGACTGTATAACACTATTGACCACTTCGCCATCCATTACTGCCCATTCTCTCAAAGTATTTGGACTACCAACTATCTTTTGAAGGGTTGGTGGTAACTTATCAAAGTTTTCCGCTGCATTATAGTAACTAATTGCTGCTTTTACTTTTTGCCAGGCTTCCATTTCAGTCATCTCTTGAGGCCTTGTTATAGTAGCAATTTTTTCTTTGATATCTGCTATTGTAGGAGGATATTTATGTGTACATATAAGAGCTTTTACTGCCTCAGTAACTATTTTAGGGTGTTCATCAACAAACATTGTTGCCCATAAATCTATTGCAGCATTTAACTCTTCTTTGCTGTAATCTTTGTAGAAATTTGGATAAGCTGTTTTTAATATAGTCATAATTTTAATAGCCTCTTGCCTTGTCATAATAATCCTTCCTCTCTAGCAAGTTCTAAGAATGGATTTGTTGATTTAGATTTGATTTGTTTTGAAGTGCTACTTTTTTCCCATGTTCTTACTGCTGCTTTCCAGTCTTTCATTTTGTTTTTACCTATCATCCAGCCTTTAGCTGAATAGAAATCGTACCATCTCTGAGCGTCTACATTATTGTTTCGGTCTCGGCAATATGCAGTAACTTCTTCGAGTGTAGGTGGGATAAATATATTATTTTTATTATTCTTATCATTCTTTTCATTCTTATCATTCTTGTTTGTGTCTAAATGCTGTCTAAACGCTGTATGAACGCTGTCTTTTTGATGTTTTTTTGTTGTTTCTGAATCTTGCCAAACGTTGTAATTTAGTATCTTTAAGTATGTTTTTTTGCTGTCTGATTTTTTATCAATCATACCATCATTCACTAAAAGTTCTAAAAATGTTCTAACTTTACATCTTGACCAACCCCATCGCTTGGCAAGTTTAACTTCTGATGTAATCAAGCAGCCACGCTCTACAAGAATAATTTCATTGCCTAGAACTACCTTGTTTTCATCGTGATTTGCTGTCATCAATAAGTCAATCCACGCTTGCCCTTTGGAGAAAGGTTTATCTTGCCATATCCAGTGTTCTTGTATATCCCTGTAGAGCTTTATATAGCCTGCCACTTGCTCACCTTCTCTCATTTATATTTACTTGTATATATTGTTTCTTATCCTCTATACCACACTTATTAATTCATCCGGCCGGAACGATTCCCTAAACTTCCCGCTCCTGCCTTCAAACTCAAGAGTAATAAACCTTCCTTCTGGATGCTCATATACAACTTTGCCTTGTCGTATTGGTGCGTACAACATTTTTGCACGGCTCTTGTCGCTGTGTGATAACTTCACGTTATATGTCATTAAATATCATCTCCTATTATTTAATGTACCCCCCAGCAGATTAACTGCCGGGGAAGTTTTTTCTCAAAAAGGAATTTCATCCTCCTCATCTGGATTCAGATAGAATCCATCGATACCATTTGCATTCATCTCATATGTATCTCCGATGTCGTTTCTCTTCGAATCCGCAAAATCCACTTCTTCTGCCACAACCTCAGTTGTATATCTTTTGTTTCCGGTGTTATCCTCCCACGACCTGACTTGTATTCTTCCAATGACAATAACCTTACGACCTTTAGTGAAATATTTTGAGCAAAATTCGGCTGTATTGCTCCAGGCGACAATAGGGATAAAGTCAGTTTCTTCTGAGAAACGTCTATTTATTGCAAGAGTGAAGTTACAAACTGCTGTGTTGTTATTTGTGTAATTTAGTTCCGGATCTTTGGTTAGTCGTCCAACTAGAAATGCTTTATTCATTGTTGTCCCCTCCTTTTGTATTATTTTCTTTACTTGCTGCAACTTCTGCTTCAATTTCTTCGCATATCTTGTTGTAGTCAATCTTCTTGACCTGCTCCGACTTTTCATAACCATACTTTTGCATAATCCGCTTACAAAGATCCGCATCGCCATTTGACAACGCATACATACGCTTTGCTTGTGCCTTGCTAATTACAGCATCACTGTCAGGTGTTAAATTCTGCTGTTGTCTCTGCTGCTCAGTCTGTGGCAAATGATTTCCTTCAAGGTCCATATCCTCGATGTCTTGGGTAAAAACTTCTGATAAAGAAGCTACGAGAAGTGTTGCATCTATTAAGGCACGTTTTTTGGCTATTTTCAATACAGTGTTATCCATGGTAAATGGATCTTGTTTGAGATACTTGCGTTCTTTAGTGTTTGCTGCGCCCAAACCTTCAGTAATGAGTACATCCCCACGATATAACTTGCATCGTACCTGATATTGAAAGAATCCTTTTTCAAAATCTCTTGTGCTATCTACAATTTCAAATTCAGAACGTAATCCCATGAGCATGAGTATTTTTTCTGCGCCTGGTTTCAATAAAGTTGGCTTTGGTGTTCCAGGTATAATCCCATAATCATGGTTTTGTCTTAGTTGATTTTGTACTAATTGTTGGAATTGTGCGATTTTTGTTAGTGTTCCTTGTACCTGTTGCAAATTTACATTTTCTATAATTGACAAGCTAGTTGTTTGTAATTCCATCAAATATCCCTCCTAAAATGTCTGATGACAAATCTTATAGTATCCGCAGTTTTTTTTGTCGCACATGAAGTTGTCCTGGTTTGGATAGAACACATCTTTTTGAATTGCATCCATGACACGAGTTGCTATGTTAATGAAGCGTTGTAAATCCTGTTCAGTTCTTTTCCCTTCAAGAGTAACTACTTTTGGAGTTTTAGTGTTGACGAGATAATCTAATTTGACTCCAGCTTCTTCTCTGTCCATTTCTTTTCGATAAGCTAAAGCATAAGCTGACAATTGAAGTGACTTTGATATAACATCTTGCGATGGTGTTCTGGATGCTGTTTTTGTGTCTCTGATGTATTCTTGCATATCAACAAGGTCAATGTAACCTTTCAATTTACCGCCGGGAATATCAATCAATATTTCTTCTTCAACGAGCATAGGTTGTACTGTTGGTGCAATTTCTGTGTGGTATAGACTTGCAAGAGAAATTGTTTCATCTTTGACTTTGCCCGGATCCTCGTCAGGCATCCATTCTGTTTCTGGGGCTAAGGTTTCAAATTCTGTTGCTACAACTTCTTGCAGATCAGTAAGTTTAATATCTTCGTGCGTATCTATCTTTTGTTTGTAGTTGACTTCCTGCCCTTTATGTACTGCCTTACCTTTCGTTAATGCCGATTTAGGCGGTATAATCATGCCTTGAACATATCGGAAGTAATATTGTGCTGGACATCTGAGATACATGTTGATTTGAGATACACTTATGTAATCCTTTGGTAAATTCACTTTTCTCTCCTCCTAAATTTTTCACAAGGGTCACTATTACCGTGACCCCAAATATCGTCTATCACCCGAAAACTATTTTCTGTGCAAAAAATCGTGCCGTCATATTCATCTACTTGTTTGAAAATACAATCAAAACAACTACTAATGTTTTGGTGCCCAATATTTGCATGTATGTGTCTTGTCAACATATTTTCGGGATTTTTCACATTTGAGATATTGAATAGATTCGGCAAAGGGACGTGAGAATAGACAGGTTTCACATATTTTTTTATAATCATTCAATTTAATTCCCCCTCACTTTCTCGGGTATGTGGATTTACCTGTGGTTTTTTCATTCATCTAACCACTCCTTTCATTACTTTGCATGTGGATTTAGTTGTGGTATATAAATACATTCAGTATGTCGGTCGTGCATCTAAGGATAGCCCGTAACTGGGCTGTCCTTTTATTCAATTGTCAAGGTGCATAATTTAAGCAAACTCTACTTGAGACCCTCGGGCCATTCCTGAATGAAATCATTACCCATTAAATCTTTCAGGCTATTCTTCATAAACACCGGAATGTTATGCTCTCTGCACTCTGAAACGATGTTCTCAATCCATTCACGTTTTGGTATAACCTTGTCTTTGCGATTTCCTGTTTCTGAGCCGATGATAACCCAGTCAATGCCGTCTTCCCAGAAAAATGGGCTTGGATAGACTTCACCAAGTAACGGCTCAATACTTACGAATCGGTTTATTTGCATATGAGCCGGCAGTCCCCACAATTCTCCCTCTGTGTGAGTAAATCCAAACCACATATTTTGATAATCACATAGGGGATATTGGGATTTTAATATTTGAAGATAGCGCGCAGGATTTTTTGTTAAGAACAAGTATTTATGATGAGGTGCCTTTATTATACAAATTTTAAATACTTCCTCAATCCATTCATCTGGCACCCAGTCCCCGAATAAATCTGCCATACTACAAACAAATATCTTTGACGGTTTCTTAATTTTCTGTGGTTCATCAAGCCTATATCTATGAAATGTAGGCGCAAAACTATATGGATATGGGTTAAGCCTTCCATTCATCTTGTAAAAAGGTGTGTGCAAATCATGCCATTCATCACATACTCCATCAGTTTTGTCACCAAATCTATTTGCAATACGTCTGGCA